GCCGGAGTGGGATGCCTACTGTAGAATGTACTCCATTATTTATTCATTCTACTAACCGGGATTTCAAATTCAACATCATATGGTTTATTTGCTTTAATCATCTCTAACAGTTCTGCTAAATTTGATTCCACTTTCATGTCATTTATGTCATATTTTTTTCCAATTGCTTTCACTAAATCTGAATAAACGTACCACATATCTAATTTAATATCAAATCCTTTCTTTTTAACGATTAAGTCAACTTCAGGTAACTTACCTAACATTGCACAATAATTTAACGCTCTATTTTCTAATAACTGATCATCAATTCTGTGTACTCCGTTAGTTACTTCAAATCGCCTTTTCATTCTTACAAAATCTGGCCCCATGCCACAATGCCCTGACTCATTATATGCTATCATACTGCAATATGAGCCGTAAGATTGTTGGTGTGGTTTACTTTGCATATTATATAACTGCTCGGTATTCTTCCTTAATGTGTTAATATCTAATTTTTTATGTATATTCATTAAATTATCATCTCCTAATATCATCATCAATTCAATTGATTTTGTATTTGCTTTAACAAATCTTGCATGTACTAACAAATTAATAATTGCATTACCAATTGCTGTTGTCGCTTGACCAGTCAATCTCATCATGTCCAATTTTCCAGATGTATATCCTCCTCTATATCTCCAATGTTTATGCACCGATCTCCAACAACTCAACACATCGACATCTACACCTAATTCTTTATAAATTAAAAATTCAAAATCCAACATTTGGTCATTGGTTTGTCTATCTTGTTTAGTCAAGTCATCTTCCATAAATAACTTTCCTTTACATAATCCTAATCTTGCCGATAATTCTTTTGGCAAATACCCATCAGTATAAAGTATTTCTTTTCTTAATATTTCCTTCAATCTGTTTTTTGCTTCTTTAAATATCGGAGAAAAAATTGCACATATTCCTTTAAGTTGCCATACTATTAATCTAGCTTGTGATTGTTTCATTGATTTAACTGCTGGTTCCTTTAATAAAGATTCTAATTTGCAATGAACTTTTAATTTATTCAATTGATTAATTTCAAATCCTTCTTCCAATATTTTAATCAATTCTTTAACAACTTTAGTTTTATCTTTCCTTTCATTTAACCATTCCTTAATAGCTTCAGTACTGTATGTAATTGGGTTTGATTTATAATGATTTAGTGTCACTTCATAATTATTTATGAAATATGCTCTTTTAAAAACCTCCAACTCATAATCCAAATTTAACTTATATTTCGAAATATTTAACATTGATCCTAATCTTAAAGCAATAGCATTAAATTCTGTATTTATGGCTTTAGTTATTATAGGTCTCGAATACAATGGGTATTTTGTCATAAAGGTTTTCTTTATAGTCTTGTACCCAGTCATCACTTCTTTACTACAAAGTACTACTTTATTTCTTGGTGCATATTTAATGTTCCAATCTGTTAAATCTTTATTCTCAAATAAATCTATTGTTAAAT